GTTTCCCAGTCACGATCCGCCAGTTTCTTTCTTACTGCTTCTTTATCAACTTTTTTCTTAGCTTTAGTTGTTTTGCTACCAACAGCAGTTTTCCCTTGCTGTTTATTTAAATATTGTCTTAAAGTAAGACCTGATTTTGCTAGTTCCTCTTTTGTTACAGCAGCAAGTTTTTTTCCTTTTTTATTAATAAAAGTTTTAGATCCTCTTTTTTTAGCTTCAGCTATAGTTCTAGGTTCTCCTGTAAAAACAGTTCCTGTGGCGATATTCTTTTTTGTAGCAAAATCTGAATATCTTTGTGTTTTTCCATTAACTTTTTTAATCTGACCTTTTTTTCTAGCTTCAGCTTCTTTTTCTTTTACAGATTTTCTTACTCTTATTTTACCTGTAATCGTATCAGCACTACCTTTGCCTATTTGTCCTTTTGGCTTTTCGCCAGATGCTAAGAATGCTTTAAATTTTTCTAATATACCACCATCAGATTTTTTAAATGGTTGTGCTCCAAATTTTGGACCTTTTGGTTTTGGATAACCTTTAGTTCCTAATTTATATTCTGTATCACCCATTTTTACAGCAGCTTTGTATCTTTTTTTCTCTGCTGGTGTGACTTCTTGCTCATACAAAAAATCTTCATGTTGTCCAGCTCTGCCTTTTTTTCTTAAATTCTTAATTCTTTTTTTCTTCATTTTTTCTAGTTCTTCTAAAGGTATTCTCTCTATGCCCATTTTATTCTCCTAAGTTATGTCTATCATACCACCATAGTATTTCTTTGTAAACGTGCTCACGTTCGTTGGTTTACCACCAACTCCTTGAGCTTTAGCTCTTTTTCTTTTAATTGCACTTTTTCTTTGACCCTCGGACATTCTTCTAGCTTTTGCTAAAGGAACACATTTAGGGTACTTTCTTTTTGCATCTGCTTTTTGTTTACTTCTACCACATGGTGCAAATGAACCATCAGCTCTTTTACTTCCAATATCAACCCATTTTTGCTTGAACCATTTGTCTAAACCAGACATTAATCCAATAAATCCTTATAATACTCTTGAGCAGATGGATTAGTAAAACCCTCATCTCCGTCAATATCTTGTTTGATATAAGATCCTGTTGCTGTAGGTACCATACCACCCATACTCATATTAGTTGTATTAGGTTTATTTTGTGAAGCTAAAAAGTTTTGGTATTGTTGATTTTGCATCATACCTTCTTCAGCTTGTTGTCTTCCTTTCTTTTTACCTTCTTTTTTCATCTGGTTCATTAACATCATAAGACCAAAACCTGCTTTTTGTACTTTCATACCACCTTTTCTAGCACCCATTTTATTTTTTAACACCGTATTTACTGCTTGTTTACCAAACTCTTCTACATTACCAGTGTTAGTTTGATTTGTACCTTGACCTGTAACAGGATCAACTGCACCTTTGTTTGGTGCAACTGTACCACTTTTCTTTCTGTTCATAGACATGTATTTAGCCATACCTGCTAAACCAAATATAGGTAATAGCATTCCTTTGCCTGCTTTATATACTTTCATTGATCCACCTTTTTTTGCTTTTCTAATTCTTCTTGCAGCAGCACCTGTGCCACCTCCACCAGATGGTTTAGGTCCTTTAAAATCTTTTCTTCTTACACCTTTGTCATCTTTTGCCTTACCTGCACATATTTTTGAAGCATACGCATTAGCATATGCACTGGGATAAACCTTAAATTTTCTTTTAGCAGCTGCTTTACCTCTTGGACATAATTTTGTCATAAGACCTCCTTATATAATAATAAATTAATAACAGCATCATGTAAATAACCTGCTCTTAGATTTGTTTTTATTACCTGACACAACTCTTACTCTTTTCTTTTTTAAAAATTTTCTTTTTTGAGGACCTTTAGTTATTTGTTGCCTCATACTACCTCTACCTATTGCCATTATCTTAACCTATACCTTGTCTGACCCTCTTTATTTTTATAAGCTTCTTTATATTCATATCTATTTTCATCAGTGTTATAAGATACATGCACCCAACCAGAGTGAGGATCTTTTTCTGGATTGTGAAACTCTAATATTAATTGATCATACTTTAAATTAGTATGTATCCAATCACTTAGTTCTAAGTTACTTACTTCTAAAACTTCGATGTCCGCCGCTTGACCCTGCACATGCTGCGACTTAATACTTCCGCCAATCTTCAAATTAAGTTCTGCACACCTAAACCCAGAACTAACAATCATAGGCTTCATAAAATAATCTCTTACTGGCTGTAACACACTTACACATAAATTACGTAAGTTAAATATCTGTTTGTCGTTTGGAGTGTTATCTATATTATGTCTAGTAGCTGTTTGTGATCTTGTAAATTCATGTAAGCTAAAATTATCTGATAATTTCATTTAACACTTCCATCTACGTCTTGCTTGACGCAATCTTGAATTAGGATCTTTTGCAGCTTTAGGAAATTTTTTCATCTGTCCTGCACTTCTAGCGCAAAATGATTTACGTCTTTTTGCAGCTTTACTTCCTGGTTTTACTTTACCTGTAACAGCAGTTTGTAGTTTAGATCCAGGGTTTTTTCTTCTATAAGCAGCAACACCTGCTTTGGTCATACCTGCACCAGATTTAGTAGGTCTAAAGTTTTGCTTATTTCGGGAAGGCATGCCTCCCCTTTTTAAACCAATAAGGTCTGCTGTGTAATTATCCATTATCTGTATCAGCTGTAATCGGTGTTACAAATACTGTAACAGAGGTTACGTTACTAATAGTCAAGTGCATATCCGTTTTAAATAGTATACCATCCAAAGGCATATCAACTTGATATTGATCAGCTGCACTTCCAGCAGGTGTAGCAATCACAAGCTTTTGTGTACCACTACCACCACCATCTTTAAAAGTTAAACTTCCAGCTGAAGAATGACCTACATAATAAATAGACAGCAAACGTGTTCTACCAGACTGAATGGTTCCAGTGCTAGTTAAAGTTTTTGCTCCTATATCTGAGTTCATAGTAATCTCCTATTAGCTAGCTGCGTCAAAACCAATTATAGTTATTAAAAGTTTTCCTGCATCATAAGTACCAGCAGTAGTTCCTTGACCAACTAAATATAAATATTTATCAGCAACAGTAGGTAAAGTTGTTACGTTAGTAGCTCTTCCACCAACTGCCTGTGCACCACCATTTACTAATTGATTTTCTGTTAAGTCACCAATAGCTGTGTCTTCAACACCAGTAGCTTCTGTTGCAACATATAAATCAATGTCATCTTCACCAGTAGTAGGTGTTTCAAAACATTCCATAGTTACACCAAAAACTGTACCTTGGTTTGCTGTTGTTATTTGACCTATGTATGCTACACCTGAACCATCTTTACCGATAATGTCACCAGCAGTTCCACCAGAATTTAATCCTGTTAAATCTATCATTATTGTGGTTTTAACTATGTTTACATTTGTAGATGTATCACTTTTTAATCTTTCAACTTGTGTTATATAAGTGGCTGCTGTGCCCTCGATACCAGCACCCCCTGCGGCCTCATTTGCCATTTTGTTTCCGCTGGTAATAGTAATTGCACCAGTAGTTGTATTTTTAGATACAGTTTCAAATCCATTTTCAGATCTGACTGGTCCTGAAAAAGTTGTATTTGCCATTTTTTTCTCCTAGTTAAAGATATAGTCCTCTAGGGTGTCTGCCAAGCCAGTCTATATCAGTTATATAATTCTTGGTAAATTAATTGTACCATAAAAAAAGGGGCCTCGTAAGCCCCTCTTTCTAGTTTATTTAAGAAGATTTTTAAGCTGCACCAGGTGAGCCAAAAATACCTCTTGGATCGGAGAATCCAAATGAATATCTCTCTCTTGCTTTAAATCTTACATTACCTGTATCAAAGTCACCCTCAATAGCAGTTTTGATTGGGCTTCTTACGAATTGTTTTAATCCGTTAGGAGCATCAGTCATAATGAAGAAAGCATCAGTGTCAGTTAAAAAATGATTTATTCTATAACCCTGTGGGATCATTCCCATAGAAGCCATAGCATTAATATCATTATCAGCTGTACCAACTCTCTGTGGAGATTTTAAAATTCTCTCAGCTGTAAACTGTAATTCTTTTGGAATTATCAATTTAACACCTTGAGTAGAAATCTTTAATCCTCTTTCATCAGTGAAAGCAGCAATGTCAATTAATGACTGCTCTAATGATGTTTCAGATAAGTCAGCAGCTGTTGCTAATTCATTTGCTAAATTACCACCGCTCAATAATGGATGTAGTCTTGAACATAGTTCAACACCATCACCACCAGTGAAGGATGCGTTAAAAGCATTGTTAAGAACATTTGCAGCTTTTACTTGCTTAGTATTTGACATACTTCTTGCTAAAGCTCTTGTGTATCTTGCAGCTAATCTGTCATACAAATTATCTTCAATTGCTTCCTCAGTAATAGCGAAAGCCATAGCAATAGTTTCATGTGTATACCTTGCTGTGAAAGATTCATTTGCATCATCAAATTGAACCGCTCCACCCTCTGACTTTACAGGGGCAGATCCAAAACCACTTAACATT